CCTTGGGAGTAGAAATCCCCTGTTCTATCCAGCTGAACTACGGAACCAATCTCTTATTGTCTGAACAGTATATATGCCACAAATCGAAAAGTCAAGAACTTTTTTTAAAAATATTTTGACTATTCCGCAAATGCAGCGGCGAAGGCATCATTTATATTGGATGATTGTGTCTTTTTGATGACAAAGGTAGGAGTGTAGCCAGCAAAGGCTCCACCGTTTTCGAGGAACTCACAATACTCTTGCGCTTCATCTTCGAACCAGAACTCGGCAACAATCTGCTTTGTTGCTTCCTCAAATACACGCCATAGTAGATAGTCGTTTTCGTCAAACTCTGGATAATATGTATATAGTCGGTTCATACTTTCAATCCTTTGAACTTGCTGGTTTTCGCTCTATCAAATACTGGCTTCTGTGGTTCTTCTTGTCCTGCGTCCGACAAGTCTTGTGCTGATGCCTCAACATCATACAATCTCATTCGTGACCTGTCAACCCCGATAACAAATCTTTTGTTGATCGATGGATCGTTATAGCGGTTCTTCAATTGCTTCACCATAATCTGGTTCAACTGCGTTAGTTGTTCCGTTACGACAAGAGCAAAGAAAAAGTCAGCCGTCGCTGGCAGACCAAAGGACTCTGATGTATCTTCCATACCAGGATCTGTGCTAGTGTAACCTGAACGGGTCAACTGTGTAGCAGACCAGATAGGCACATTATACTCAACCGCAAGACCTCTGATTTCTTCTGCAATGGCTTTGACAAAGGTATAACTATTCACACCTGCACCTGGCTTCAAACGAGCCGAGGCACAAATGTTTAGATAGTCAATCATGATAACATCAGGCACAAAACCTTTCTTGAGATTCAACTCATTCAACAATGACCTGAAATGAACTGTAGATGCTGTGGCTGTAGCAAACTCTTTAATGATCAACTTACCATTAGTCTTTTGCTTTAGATTGGCGATCTTCTTATCATATAGATCCTTAGGCAATGCCATAAGATCATCCATTGTAACATTCATAAGATTGGCATCGATACGCTTAGACAACTCGTTCTCTGACAACTCTAGTGAGATATAAAGAACGTTTTTACCTTGAGAAAGATAACCAGCAGTAAGGTGACAGAGAGTAAGAGATTTACCACCGCCGACACCACCCATAACAATGTTAAGAGTTTTCTTCGGAACGCCATTCTTTGTAATCTTATTAAAGAAATCAAGATCAAACGGTAGACGTTCTTCAACTTTGTGATAATGCTCATATCTTTCATCTGACTGTTCTAGATAATCATGACCAACATTCGGATCAAAAGATATACCCAAAGCATCAGACAGTAGAGTAGGTATAGCGCCCTTAGAGAGTTTCCCCCGCCCATTCATAATCTCCAGTGATTCGGTGATTGCATTATAGATTGCCTTCTCCTGACAGAAAGCCTCTGTGGAGTCGATAAGCCAATCTTCATTTGTGGTCTTGTCATCGTCAAGCGTCTTGAGTGTTTCACGCAAGTTCTTAACAGTATCATCCGTCGTTCCACGAATGTTACTAATCTCAATGTCTAAGGCATCAAATGATGGTTGCTGATTATACTTGAGGATGAAGCCAGCCACTTCTTTGAAAAGCAGCCGGTCTTCCATGTTACCAAAATATTCTTCTTTTAGGAAGGGAAGAACTTTTCTGGTATAGTCCTCACTCTTGATCAGGTTCTTTAGTATCGTCTGTTCTAGTCTCACTCACACCTTCCGCTTCTGACGCATCTAATAGTAAGGTATTCAAAATCAGTCCAACAGCATCATTGAACTTTTGATTCTTTCTTAGAGTTATCATCGACAGGTCATTTGTCTTGATAATCTCATAATCAAACTGCAACCGAGGTATGTCATCCTCACCGAGTTTGAACCTTACAGTAGTATAACGATACACTACTCCTTCGAAAGGGTCAAGCATTAGTTCGATGGGACACGTTGTTCCATCTTCTTTTGCATTGAATAGGTCATCCCTAAACTTGAAATCAACACCTATTTCCATAAACTTTAGCCTTTCTTGTATTATACTTTGACTCTAAGATAGAAGCAACATACTTATCTATTGAAACTTTCTTATATGCAACTTTGTAGTTAGGATCTATACGGTCGACCTCATTCATAATATCATAATCAACAAACTTGACAAAGAACATGTCTGTAGAATAGACACCATCCTCCCTAGCTTTTTTGGCAGCAGGATGGGATTCATCATGTCTTGATTTACCTTCGGCTTCTTTGAAGAATCGACGCAATCTTTGATCGATACTCCATTTGCTTTCACCAACATACACACAATCGAAATCGTCCATATACTTTCTATAAATCACATATAAACCTTTTCTCCTGTTCAAGGTCACCCTTTCATCATCTAGTGTATAAACACCCATAGATAAAACTTTGTGTTTTGTTGGCTCACGAACAACTTTCAAAAATGGCTGTGATAAACCTTTTCTGACAATCATCTTGGCAACATCCTCAGGCTCTAAATGAGTATCACCGTATAGATCAACATACATATCACACCTCTGTGTCGTCCGTCTCGACAGCATATTTGCCATATAGGAAGTCTGCTTGACATCCTTCTTCGATCATATCCAAAACATCCTGTGTAAAGAACTTTTCGGGATTCTTTTTGATCGCCTTTTCGAACTCTTTGCGACCATCAGGGAACTCATACTTGTTCGATACCTTCTTGACAATGCCATACTTTTCAGCAAGTGCCAATAGACCATAATACTTGTCAAGACCTTCTTGATAGTTTAGCCAAGTCTCCACCTTCTTATCCTCAATAGTCATACGAGACTTCTTGAGGTGTGCGGTGATAACAGCACCGGTACGACCATCATCATCGTCTAGCGTCTTATCCTTCTTCTTTGATAGGAAGATAATTGTGGATGCTGCATACTCTAGTCCAGATCCACCACCCATCTTCTTCATCGGAACATAAGAACCAACAACATCATAAACGTGATTGGTGACGATTAGTGGAACCTTAGCCTTACCAAGTTTCAAAGTAAGAACACGGAAAGCACCACGAACCAACTGGGCTCGGGTCATATCTCTTGTATCTTTACCATCGGCAATGTCAGCCATTTCTTTATCGGTTGAAAGATTGCCGAGTGAGTCAAGAACAAACACCATCGGTGGCTTGTCCTTGCCTTCAAGATACTTGTCGAGGATCTTTACTGCCTGTGTGCGAAACTCTTGGACAGTAGCCACAGGAACAATACCAACACGCCTTGCGTCAATGCCACGATCAACAATGAATTGCTTGGAGATAGCGGACTCTGACTCAAAGTAAAATACAAATCCATCTGGATGATCCTCTAGAAACTGCTTGACTACATTGAGGGCATAGAAAGTTTTACCAACAGAAGGCTCACCTGCAAATGCTGTAACCTTGTTCTGTGGTAGTCCTCCATAGATCGAACCAGATAGCAATGCGTTCATAGCATATGATCCAGTTCCAATAAATCCAGAAACGTCACCAGCAGCAACACCATCATCGACGACGCCTGCATACTCATTATCTGTTTCTGCTAGTAGTTGATTAAAAATATCTGACATAGAATCTCCTTTGTCAGGTTACATAACAATCTCGTTAGGCAACCTCTTTAAAGTGTTTTTGTAGTTCCGGTGATAGCTTCTTTAGAAGATCACCACCGACCCCAACACGAACCAGTTGTGCTAGTTCTACTACATTGTTGGGTGTAATTGATGCTTCATCTGGCACAAACTCATAAAGACGGGCTGGGGAATGCTTATACTTTTCGTCCTTATTCTTCGCCATGATAGATCCTTTCCTTCATATAGTCATAGACTTTGGGCTGCTTTGATGCTAGGTAATTCCAATAGTTCTTCTTTTCGTTTAGCTTATTTGTTATATCCTGAAACTCCCTCACTAGATCATTGTTAAGATGATTATACGAGTGTGAGAGGTGTAAGTCAACTGGAAAATAATGCATTCCGGTACCAACTGCATTGATACCATCATTACCATACAGATTAGTTCTAAACTTAACCTTATATGCATCAATGAAGGATGATGTATCTGATGTTCCGTCCTGCATTGACTTATCAACATCGCAATAGTTACGATTGCATACTGCACGCCAGTATTCGGTATCGTTTCTTACTGACAAGGAATAGTGTAGTGCCACGAATTGAGCAAAGCCATCAAACATAATACGACAAGAATAGTTAAACCCGTCTCTGTCCCATTGTGTTACAAGATGCTCACTGTCACGATCAAGCGAACGAATCAATCGAATTAGAAACATATGAACAGAATACAGTCCGTTACTTTCTAGAGGTTCGATAAAGCCGGCAGATAGACCGATGGCACAAACATTCTTGACCCATAGACGATTAGCAATACCAGTCTTGAACTTGATCTTACGAAACTGTTGACCGTCACGTAGCTTACCACGCCATTTCAAATGTTCTTTGAACTCTTCCAAAGCACCTTCATCATCGATATATTTATCCGAGTAAACGTATCCGATACCTAGGCGACTCCAAAGTGGTGTATTCCATACCCAACCATTACCGATAGCATGACAGTCTGTGTATTCTACAATTTCTTCTCTCTTGTTATCGTAGGGTACCTGTGCTGCCCAAGCAGAGTTGTTTGGTAGAATGTCACCATATGAAACGAATGGTTCTTTCAATGCTTCGCCAAGAAGTATCGATCGGAAGCCTGTGCAATCGACGAATAGATCGGCATAGATTTTCTCACCACTGTCTAGTAGAAGATACTCTACACCATCTTCACCTACCTCGACATGCTTTACAAATGCCTGAATGTGCTTTACACCTTTAGGCTTACAATAATGATCACGAAGCCATATAGCAAACTTAACAGCATCAAAATGGTAAGCGACATCATTTCCCATATGATAGTTAGGGAATGTACCATCTTCTGCTATTCTGTTTTGATTGACAAGAGCCATGATTGGATATACACAGTCTGCATAATCAGATACAGGTGTATCAGGATACAACATCTTCTTATAGTACCAATCATTCTTTTCATGAACATTGCCAACAGTATTAATACTACCGAAAGGATAGTGAAATGATCCAGCACCTTTCTTATAGAAATCAGTAAAGCGAATCGATAGCTTGTAAGTTGCATTACAAGCCCTCATAAAATCTTCATCTTTGATATCTACAAGACGCAACCACTCGTTGATGAAACCTAATGTGGATTCACCGACACCAACTGTAGGTGTGTTTGGGTCCTCGATCAAAACGACTTCTCTATCCGCAAGACGTTTGATGAAAGTGGCAGCGGACATCCAGCCCGCTGAACCACCACCAACTATGACGATCTTATTGATTGGTTTGCTCATGAAAAGAAATCCTCTAAACTGGATACACGTTCTGCTCTCCAGTCAATAGCCTCAAGGATGATCTTCAATGGCTCTAGGAAAGACTTTTCGAACTGTGTATTGTAGTCGATATACTTGTGCAGATCAAACTCCTCAGGGATACCACCAGCAGGAAAGCTAATGATGTTTGACTGAATATGATTTGGCTCTTTCAAGTATATATACTTCAACTTCTCACCAGTTTGGATCAATGGATACTTAATAGAAAGGTCATGCTTATGTAGAAGGTGATTATATAAGATAGCACCACGAACATGAATAGGAGTTCCGGATGCATATAGGTTCTTCTTATCGTGCCACTTAACCAGAGCATTGAGGCCCCGAGGAAATGCAATGTCCGCCAAAGGCAGAGTTTTAAATTCACTACGGAAAGTTTCAATGAAAGACTGAATAGCCGTTTCGTCTGCATCAAAGATAACATCAACTGCCTCTCTTAGTTTCTCTCTACATGCTGTGGGTGTGGATGATTTGACCATTTCAAGACCCATAACCTTCTTCTTAGGTTGTGCGTATTGAACACCCTCATTGTTATAGACATTTAGAATGTAACGCTTCTTGGCTGTCCAGATAGCCTTATCACACAACGCTTCACGCTTCATTACAATCTTTTGTTGAAAGACGTTAGTATAATCACCAAGTTCTCTGCAAGCCTTATCAATGATAGGTTGAACCTTACTTTCGCTAACTCTATCCATGAAATTGATGGATTTTGAAGTATCTGTAGCATCTGATAGCAGCGTTTGACGTACCAAATCTGCAAGGTTGAGGTAAACCGAATCAGTGTCAACCGCAATAACATAATCTTTCTCCGTCTTTAGTATCTTTCGTAGATATGAATTGATTGCATTTTCGATCCACCGTATGGAAAGTTGGCCTGTAGTCGTGACAGCAATCGCATTGCGTAGATCGAAAAATCTGAAATACTTGGACCCCAACGCACCATAGAGGGAGTTGAGCGAGACTTTTTTAGAGAGTTGCAGGTTTTTGAACTTTGCAATCTCTTTTTTGAGTTCTGCTTTCTTCGCTTTGTCTGTTTCATTTTCGTATTTCGTTTCGGCATCTAGCATCGCTTTCTTATATACTTTACGATCAGCAAACATCTTCTCAACCATTTCAGGCATGAAGCCTTGCTTGTCACGGCGATAGAACTGACCGTTTGCTGTTAGACATACATCGTCACCCACAAGAGAAGTTGTGTCCACTTTTCTGGTAAGTAGGGAGTCCACATTAACATTACAAGAAAGGATAGAACGCATAGACTCACTATAGGAATCAGGTTCCACAATAGTCTCTGGGCTGATGTTGCTGCCCATGATGACTGATGGGTACTCAGAATTAACGTCAAAACTTGCAACCCAATCATGAAAACCGATAAGAGGATCCTTAACATAAGCACCAACATAGGCTGCTTCCTTTTCGTGTGTGACGTTAGGTGGAACTACAATATTCTTAGACTTTAGATGATTGAAGCAAATAATATCCCACATACGAACTTGGGTAAACACATCTTCATAGTTACACTTATTGTCATAAGACAAGGTAAGCGCCAACTCAATCAGCCTATGCTTTTCCTCAAGGCGTTCTACGATCTCAACGTCTTTGATGTTATAGTCGATGAATTTTTGATAGTTCTCTTTATACAGATTGTGGAGAGACCCATACTCGGCGTAAGACAACTTACGATCACCCAACTCAACATTGGCGATATTGTCAAGACGATATGATTCCTGTGAGCGACCATCAGGAGCATACCAACGATATAGTTTGATATAGTCTAGGATTGGCACACCGAGAATACCATAACTGCCGACCTTCTTCATACCAACGTCAGCAAGGCGTGGTGTCACTGTTCGCCAAGGTGACAGTCTTTCTGCCACTTTGTCGCCATACACATTGCGAATACGATTGACAAGATAAGGGATATCGAACGCTTCTACGTTCCAGCCTGTGATTGCATCTGGGTAGTTGCTTTGCCACCATCCGAGAAAGTTCATGATCAGATCATGTTCGTCTCGGCTTCTATGATATGTAACGTTCATGTTACTATTCTCATATGCACCACAACCGAATGTGTGATAGTGACCCTTGACGCAAACTGTGATTGCAGTCAGTGGTTCTTTGGCATCATCAGGTTCAGGGAAGCCGTTATCAGAGCCAACTTCGATATCGATATTGGCGATAGACAACTCACTCATGTCCCAATTGACTGTACCTGGGTATTCATCAGCAATGAAACAATACTGATAGCGTTGCATACCATAAACTGTGAAGTTATCAACATCCTCATATTGTTTCACAAAGTCTCGACAATCACGGATCGTACCTGGGCTTACTTTACCCAGGTACTCACCATGGATGGTCCTATACTTTGTTGGCTCTTTAGAAGGCACAAAAAGGGAAGGGTGATAATCGACTTTCGACATCACCTGCTTCCCATTCTGCATTCCACGGTACAGGATTTTACCACCCCATACCTCAACATTAGTATAATATCTATTCATTAAGGAGTAATAATCTTTGATGCTGGAGGAACAACCAGCCCACCAAACATAGCGGTATACTGATTTAGAAACTCATTGATAGGAGTTGCTGTGAATGTAACATGGTTCTTATTCAAAGTCAACTCTTTATCTTCGGTCCATTGTGTAAATGGGCCAAAGCCAACCTTAGGATTCTTCTGATCTGCGGTTGGGATCACAAGAATACGAACGGGGTTCTTTAGTGTTAGATCGGTCTTGGTATCAGCCGTCACCTCACCGATGATCTCCTCGCCAGTTGCTAGGCGAACAATCTTAATATTATCTGTCTTAGCCATTAGTTTGCAATCTCCATTAGATAGTCGTAAACACCGACTGTTACCCACTTCTCTGGAATTAGAGTAGTGCGATTACCATTCTCATTCACGAATGAATAAGAGTTATCAAGATCCATAATCTTGACAATACGTTCCCACTTGCCATCAAAGGCTCTCTGCTTGAAAGCAGTTTCGAGGACTTGCATTTCACTTTCACTCTTTACCATGTGTTTCTCCTTAGTCCCATAGACCACTGTAATACTTTCCGAATAGACGGAAACCGTTTTGTATTCTTGCATTATACTCTTTAATGCCTTCTCTGTCAACCCAGTAATCAGGATTCAGTTGATGCTGTCTATACACGGCACTTTCATCATCTTCATTACCACCAACAAGTTCCCATTCATACTGCGGATCACCGTGAATAAACTGGTCTTCCCAATCATCATCAAGTTCCTGTTCGAAGGCCCAAATCATTTCATTGAGAACCCATTCCCACTTATAATGAACCCAGTTGTCAGCACCGTAACATTCTGGATCAGGATCAGAGTGACGCATGTGTGGTGGAACATCCTCGTCATCAACCAATTGAGATCCGTGCTTACTGGCTTGTAGTTGCTTGAGCATAGGAAGGATGATATGGGCAAGAGTTGTATTCATATTCCAAGTATCATACTTGTCAATACGAACTTTGATCTTGCGTTCATTCTTAGAATAGTACCAGTTACAAAGATCATTGAAACGGGTCTGTGACAACCAGCAACCAATGTTTTCTTTAGTATCTTCACTTAGGAATGGAATGAGATTGGCGATCTGGTAGGGACCCCACCAGTTTTTATATGGTCCAATATAAACCTTCATTATATAATCTCCGTTATATTTGTTCTACCTATTGTTATGTTCTTTGTTGCTCTTATGTTTGAATTGTCCCATGTCCAACATTCACCTGTATCATCCTGAAAGCATACCCATTGTAGGTTATCTTCAAGTCCATTGTCTATTAGAAAGTGAGCGTATGCAGAACCTTTAGGAGTGTTTAATGGAATAGGTGGATCAATTCTGACGATTGTTGTCATAATGCTTTCGTATTTCAATTTTGATGCTTTGAGCGCAACTGGCACATACGACGGAACAACCATGCTTCTCCATGATTTCTTGAACAGAAGGAACATTGCCTGTGTGATTGTCCAGGATTTGTTTGACTGTATTTGACGATAGAGTGTTACAGGAACATAAGATCATTGCTTTCCCCACATACATATATATTATAGCAGAAGCCTCGGAGGTGTCAAGATGCCTATTAATAGTTGGACAATCAATCTTGTTTTAGGACTCATTTTTTCCGTCATGGTAGGCGGCGGCATTTATATATGGAAGTCTTCCATTGAAACAAAAGCCTTGTTCGAATACAAGTCACAGCAAATAGAAAAAGCCTTCGAGCAACAAAGAAAAGCAATGGAAGATACCGCTGCTATGTTGAAAGAAAGCACCGAGATTGTGGCTGACCTCAAAAACAAGACTATTGAGATGAATGAGAAGTTTAAGAGCCTTGATGTATATCTTGACACCCAACCCAAGGATCAGAAACAATCATCGGAAGTCTTAAAGAGAACCTTCAAGGAACTATCACAATGAAAAGACTACTAATCG